AAAGTAATCAATTTCAATAATGGCATCCCTACAGAAGAAATGAGGGATAAATTGAAACGTGAAGTACTTGGAAAACTTACCGGTGCAAGAGGTGAAAAAGTAATTGTAGCTTTTAATGCTAATGCTGAATCAAAAACAACTGTAGAAGATTTACCTTTAAATGATGCTCCTGCACATTATGAATATTTAAGTAAAGAATGTTTTGAAAAACTAATTGTAGGACATAGAGTTACTTCTCCAATGTTATTAGGAATTAGAACAGGAGATGGTGGTTTAGGTAACAATGCAGACGAAATAAAGACTGCTACGCTATTATTTGACAATATAGTAATAAAACCATACCAATTAGAAATAATTGAAGCATTAGACGCTATTTTAGCTATTAACAATATATCATTAAAGTTATATTTCAAAACAATACAACCTTTAGAATTTGTAGATACATCAGGAATGGATGCTGAAACAATGGAAGAAGAAACAGGTGTTAAAATGTGTTCACATAATTTATCAAATGATTCTATTGCAGATTTACTAATTGAAAAAGGAGAAACATTAGGTGAAGAATGGTTAATAATTGACGAAACAGAAGTTGATTATGATACAGAAGATGAATTAGATTTAGAAATACAAAATATAAATTCTAAAAAACAAAGTACATTATCTAAAATGTGGAATTTTGTAAGTACAGGTGTTGCAAGACCAACTAATAAATCAGAACAAGATAAGGTTGTTGATGGTGTAAACTTCATTACAAGATACGTATATAGTGGTAATTTATCAGGGCAAAGAGAATTTTGCAATAAAATGGTAAACGCAGACAAAGTTTATAGAAAAGAAGATATTATTTCTATGGGTGGACAAGTTGTAAATGCTGGTTTTGGAGTTAAAGGTGCTGATACATATTCTATTTGGTTATATAAAGGCGGAGCAAGATGTGAACATAAATGGTTACGTAGAACATACGCTAATTTAGATGGTGTAAAAATTGACCCAACAAGTCCTAAAGCAAAACCATTAAGCAATGCAATAGCTGAAAAATATGGATATAGAATACGTAATGAAAAAGAAGTATCTATGAAGCCAAGTGATATGCCTACAAAAGGATACACACAAGAGTATTGGAATAAAATGGGATATACAAACTAATTAAGATATGGCACAAGGACTTTTTATAAGCACAAATGATATAGTTAAATTTACTAACTTAAATGGTAATTTAGACCCTGATATATACACACAATATATTTATCAAGCACAACAATTACATATTCAAAACTATTTAGGAACTAAACTATATGACAAAATTAATGATGGTATTGTCGCAGGTAATTTAGCTGCTCCATATACAACGCTTTTAAGCAAATATATTAAGCCAATGGTAATACATTGGGCAATGGTAGAGTTTTTGCCTTACGCTGCTTATAAGGTATCGAATAAAGGAGTATTCAAACATAATTCTGAAAACAGTTCTACGGTTGAAAAGTCTGAAATAGATTTCTTAATTGAAAAAGAAAGGGATGTTGCTCAAAGTTATACAAATAGATTTATAGATTATATGAGTTTTAATCAAACTTTATTCCCTGAATATTATCTAAATTCAAATGCTGATGTTTATCCAGATAAAGACGCAAATTTCGTAGGTTGGGTTTTATAATTTTAAAAAATGAATAAAAAAGAAACATACAAGCCAAAAGAAACTAACGTAAAAAAGTTAGAGGTATTTTTAAACAAACTAAATAAAGACAAATAATGGCTTTAGATTTTACACATATAAAAGGAGATACATTTGAATTAGTAAACTTTCAAATGCTTGTTAATTCAGTTGCTTTAAACTTAACCGGATGCACATTAAGAATGCAGTTAAGAAAAGAATATGGAGGAGTAATATTTTTATCTTTAACTTCAGTTGCAAGTGCGGGAATAACAATTACAAATGCTGCTACTGGTTTATTTAGAATTAATAAACAAATAATTAATATAGATGCTGCAAATTATATTTATGACATTGAATTAATTAAAGCAGATGGTTCAGTAAAAACATATATAAGCGGAAACTTTTCAATAACTAATGATGTAACTCGATAATGGCAAACGATATAATAGATATTAATGTTTATGAAACAACTGAAACAGTTGCAATAACTGTAAATCCAAATTTAACGACTGTAAATATAAATCAAATTACTTCATCAAGTGGTGGTGCTAATTTAACAACTTCACAAACTGCAAGTAATTTTACTATAAATTCTGATACAGGTACAGATGCAAGTGTGCCTTTAGGGAATGGTACTTTGGCAGGAGCTACATTGAACGATTATACAACTGCTGAAAAGAATAAACTTGTAGATACTTATACTAAAGGAGAAGTTGATACTAAAATTACCGATTCAAACTATTGGACAAAAACAGGGAATGATATAAAGAATAATAATACAGGAAATGTTGAAATATCAGTAACAGGAACAGCGGTATCTAATTTAATACAAGGAGCAATTGTATCTACTGCATTAACTTCTTCTGCAAATAATAATTCATTAGTTGCATTAGATGTTAAAGGTAGTTTTAATACAGGAAGTTTTACGGGTGTTAATAAAATTTTATTTAGAGCTTTTACAGATAATATATTAAGAACAATATTAAGAGATAATGGTGCTCAAGCTTGGATATTAAATGATGGTAGTGGAGAAGTTGGATTTATTTCATATGGTACACCCACTGGCAGAGTAGGAATCCAGCTTTATAATAATACAGCAACAGGTAGGTCTGATATTAGGCATATAACAACTGGAGGAATCACAATTGCAACAGGAACTACGGGAACAATTCCACCAAATCAATTTTGGTTTTATCCAACAGGAAATTTTGCAATAAACCAATCAACGGATGCAGGATATAGATTAGATGTAAATGGAACAACAAGATTAAACGGTATTGTAACTGCGACTTCTTCTATAACTGCTAATTCATTTGTTAAAAGTGGCGGTACTTCTTCTGAAATATTAGCTGCTGATGGTTCAGTAATAACTGCTGGTACAAATATAACAATTACAGGAGGTACAATATCTTCTGTTGGTGGTGCAGGTGGCGGAGGTTCAAGTGTTAATTATTATCTAAACGGTGGTACAAGTCAAGGAACTTTCGGTGGTACAACTTACTATGAGTTTAGTAAGACTGCGGTAATAGGAACAGGTGCAGACTTTAATAGAAATACAAATGGATATATAGCTTCATTTATAACTGATGTAGCCGACCCTTCATTATTACTTATTCCTGCTGGAAATTGGAATTTAGAATTTTTCTTTTCTTCAAGTTCTGCTGGTGGTTCACCTTCATTTTATGCTGAATTGTATAAATACGATGGAACTACATTTACACTTATTGCAAGTGGTTCTGCTGTTCCTGAAGGAATAACAAATGGAACGGCTATCGATGCTTATTTTACCGCATTGGCAGTACCTGAAACAGTATTAACAGTTAATGATAGATTAGCTATTAGAGTTTATGTAAATGCTTCAAGTAAAACAATTACACTACATACTCAAAACGGACATCTTTGTGAAGTAATAACAACTTTTACCGCTGGATTAACTGCTTTAAATGGACTACAAACACAAGTTCAGAATTTTTCAGTAGGAACATCAGGAACGGACTTTGATATAAATTCAAGTGGAAGTACACATACATTTAATTTACCAAATGCAAGTGCAACCGCAAGAGGTGTAGTTACAACAGCAAGTCAAACATTTGCTGGGGCAAAAACATTTAATTCACCTGCTGATGTTCCTATAACTGCTCTTTCTCAATCCGAATATGGAATATTTGCTGGGTCTGAGAATAATGCAGCTATATTTGCACAATCTTCAAATGGAGATGGCATACAATCTTTTGCATTGGGTGGTGGGATTGGTATACACGCATATTCGGATTTAGCTGCTGGTGGAGTTTTTGAAACTATAACAGGTTCTAATATTGCTGAATTTAAAACATCTAGTGTATTAAAAGCTTATATTAATAGCGTAGGAACTGTAATAGGAACAGGCTTAAACGCTTCAGGACAAACTATAAATACTATTGCTTCATTTGATGCTAGTAAAAACGTGGTTAGTTTATCTACCGCAACCTATCCAAGTCTTACTGAATTAGCATTATTAAAAGGAGTTTCAGGAAGTTCTGTTCAAACACAGTTAAATGGAAAACAAGAAGCATTATCATCTACTGTAAATATTAAATCTATAAACGGAAATAGTATATTAGGAAGTGGAGATTTAGTTATATCAGGTACAGGTATATCTTCATTAAATGGACTTACAGGTGCAACACAAACTTTTAGTGTATTTACTAATTTTTCAGGCTCTCCAAGTTTTTCTTCAACTGGTACAAATCATCAATTAAGATTACCTATTGCAGGACCATTTACAGATTATGGTTTAATAACAAATACAACACAAGTTATAGGAGGTAATAAAGCATTTCCAGATAATATTCAAATTCCCGTCCCTGCTGAAAATACTCAATCCTGTATAGTTTTAGGTGGTGCTGGTGGTGGAGGTGCAAATGGTTCATTAAGCATAGGAAGCACTACCGTTTATCCAAATGCACAAGAAATGCAATATGTTAAAGGTGTTACAAGTCCAGTTCAAACACAATTAAACGGTAAAGCAAGTATAGTTGCAAATATAACTAATGATGTATATTCAGGTACTATTGTTTGGACGGGTGGTGCTGCTCCTACTATACCAAATCATACCTATTCATTATTTCAAATTGGTAATTTAGTAACATTAACAATAAATTTAGCTTATACTACTGCTGGAAGTTCATTATTAACAGGTGTGGCTATGGAATTACCATCAACTGCTCCTGCTCCTGCATTACCATCTTCAGTAACTACTGCTTTAGATGTAATAAACTACGGTTCAGGTGCTTTACAAATTTTAAACGATTCACCTACTGCTGCTTTTGCGACTAACACTCTTTTAAGAATAAAATCTACAGGAGTTTATGAAGTATTTATTACAAGAGGGACAGGACAATATAGACACGCATACGCAACAATTCAATACTTTGTATAATGAGACATATAAGACAAATTAATTCAGTAGGAACAAATAGCTACACAGTTGTAATAGCAGAAGAACCATTAGAAACCCATCCAATATTAATTGATTATTCAGATTTATTTGAAATTTCAGAAGATGAACTACCATCATATATACAATATGTAAATTATGAATAATATCGATAAAATATTAAATAAGATTATTTCACGCAAATTAATGGTTTTTGTGATAGCTTGTTGTGGATTATTCGCTGGGGATTTAACATCTCAAGATTGGGTTGTAATAGCTACTGCTTATGTAAGCATTCAAGGATTTACCGATATAGTCGCAAAATTAAAAAGTTAAAATGGAATTTCAAGACAAAGAAAGATTAGACCGAATGGAACAACACCTTCGACTTATTAAAGAAGATTTACAACACATTTCAAGTGCTTTAGTTGGTTCTAAAGTAAATGGCAATAAAGGTGTTATATCTGATATTGATAGCATAAGACACGACATAGAAGTTTTAAGGGAAAAATTAGAGTTTATTGAACTTGATATGGCTAAAAAGTCTGTTTATATAGGTCAATTAAAATTTGTCGCAGGTTTATTAACCGCTGGATTAGTTGGAACAATTATAAAACTTTTATCAAAATGAGAAATATTAATTTTATAGTAATTCATTGCACAGCTACACAACCAAATGTTAAAAAAGAATCTATTTTAAATTATTGGAAAAATACTTTAAAGTGGTCATCTGTGGGGTATCATAGATTAATAGATGCAAATGGAATTATACACGAATTGGCAAAATATGAACAACCTACAAATGGTGTAAAGGGATATAATTCAGAATCAATCCATTTTAGTTATATAGGTGGAATAGATGCAGCAGGTAATCCAAAAGATACAAGAACTTTAAAACAGAAAGAAAGTTTATTATATTTAGTAAACGCTGCTAAAAAACAATTTCCAAATGCTATTGTTCAAGGACATAAAGATTTTAAAGGTGTTAAAAAGGCTTGTCCAAGTTTTGATGCTAAAAAAGAATACAAATGAAAAACTGGGTAATGTTTTGGGTTTATGTTGTAGTAGCATCAACTGTAATTACAATGTTATCATCTTGTGGAACAAGAAAAGTAATAATAGAAGAAGTTAAGAAGGATTCTTTGTCCCAAATTTACACTAAAATAGAGACGAAAGAAGATATAAAAATTGAAACTAAAAATGATATTGTAATTGATGAATTTATAATTACTCCATTAGATACTTGTAAAGATATTGTAGTAAACGGTATAACGTACAAAAACGTTGTTTTAAGACACATAAATACAAAAGACAATAGTTTACATAAAGAAGATATAAAAGTTTCTAAAATTGAAGATAAACAACAAACTACAAAGATTAAAGAAAATACAAAAGTTAAAAATATAGATAAAACTTCTAATCCAATAGGATATATTTTAATTATAATTATAATTTATTTAGTATGGCAAAACAGACGGTGGTTTCTACCCGTATAGAAACTAATATTTCAAGACCAGGTGTACATTCCAAAACAAAATCTTCTAAATTAAAATCTTCTAAAAATTATCAAAAGAAATACAAAGGTCAAGGTAGATAATTATCCGCAACACACTTTGTTTTTTGTTCTGTTTATTTTATTTTTTTTTAATTATTTTTTTTAAACTTTTTTTGTTTTTAAGAACATTTCAAAATTACAAGTTTTTTTTGACATTATTGCAATTATTTAAAATTAGTTATTTACAAATATTGTTAATTGATATTATATACATTTGACAAATGAAAAAGCCAACAAGAAAAAGTTTAGTAATAAAATTAGATACAGTCTTTAGTCAATATATAAGGCGTAAAGATGCTATTGATGAAATAGCTGAATGTATTACCTGTAATAAAAAAGACCATTATAAGAAACTTCAGTGTGGACACTTTATGTCACGTAGACATTATTCAACACGTTGGGATGAAAATAATGTAGGTGTACAATGTTATGGTTGTAATATAACTAATCAAGGTATGCAATATGCTTTCTCAAAGTATTTAACACAATTTGATAATAACTTGCCAGATAGTTTATTAATTAAATCAAAACAAATAGTTAAATTTGCTGATGTAGATTTGATTGAAATGATTGAATACTATAATTCTAAATTAGAATCTTTGTAGTTCTCTGTTTATATATTGTTTGTTAGAAAAGGGATGCTTTAATTAGTGTCCCTTTTTTTATTTTAAAACTTTAACATTTCATTAACACTTTTATATTTAAAACAGTTATATATTTGCCAAAGAAATAACAAACTAAAAACAAACAAAATGAAACAAAATTTAAAAAACATCGGATTAGCATTTATTTTATGGGGATTATTTTTTACTTTAGTATTAACTTTAACAAATTTATAAAATGAAAGATTTATTAGATTACAACAGATTTAGATTAGAAGCAATGCAAGATAGAATTTGCAAATTAGAAAACCATCTACAAACATTAGAAACTTATTGTTTTGAATTAGCAGATGAAAATTGCCCAAGAGAATATAAGACAATAATTAAACAAGAACTTTATAACCTTAAAACAAAATAAAATGGAATATGAAGAATTAATAAGTAATTTTGAATATAATAATAATACTGGATTATTAAATAGAATTACAAGAAAAAATAGTAATGGTTCTAAAGATAAATTTGGGTATTTAATTATAAAATACAAAGGTAAACAACATAAAGCACATAGATTAATTTGGCTTTATAATTATAAAAAATACCCTGATAATTTAATAGACCATATTAATGGAATAACAAGTGATAATAGAATTGAAAATTTAAGGGATGTTAGTTGTTTAGAAAATTCTTTAAATCATAAAAGAAAAGCAAATGATATAACTGGTTATGTTGGAATTTATAAAGATGAAATAACAAAAGGTTTAAAAAGTAAATTTACAACTCAATTTAACAATAAACAATATAGATTTTTAACAATAGAAGAATGTATAAATTTTAGAAAAAACAATAACTTAAAACTATAAAAAATGACAGAATTAAATTTTTATGAAAAATTAGCAGCAGTTAAATCTGAAGTAGGTAGGATTTCAAAAGATAGTAGCAATCCTTTTTTTAAAAGTAAATACTTTGACATAAATTCTTTACTTATGCACGTAGAACCAATTATACAAAAAAATGGTTTATTATTATTACAACCTATTCAAGATAATTTAGTAAAAAGTATTATTTATGATACAAATGGATTTTCTATTGAATCAGGAATTAATCTAACTGGTATAACAGACCCGCAAAAATTAGGTTCAGCAATTACTTATTTTAGAAGATACACTTTACAATCTTTATTGGCTTTACAGGCTGAAGATGATGATGCAAATTTAGCAAGTAAAAAATCAAATGTACCAGAAACATTAACACCAAAAGAAATTAGTGCAGCATTAGATGATAAAAAATGGTTAAATAAAAATACACCAGAATTTAATAAAGCTATTGAATATTTAAAAAATGGTGGTAATATTGCA